TCTCAATTGCAATTTTATATTTTGAAGATTGATTTACGCCAGCATGCAATGAAACAAATCTAAATAAATCAACATAATTTCCGCCAAGTTTCTGTGATATAATCCATGGCGTGCTTGCTGAAGAAAATCTATCTTCCCAGTTTTCATAATTTGGTGAAGTTGCATTTCCAGCATTATAATTGCTTGAACCAGTTAATAAGAATGCACTTGCTTCAGCGCCAGTTTTTGCTGTTAAAGGTGAACCAGCACCAGACGTTGTATATAAAATACCAGAACCAGTGACAACAGCAAGTGAAGAATTAATATCCCAGTGAGAATATAAATAGTGACCTGCTTCTTGTAGCTTTAACGGATCTTTATTAAAAACATTTGCAAAATAATTTGGTGCAACAGTATCAAATGACGCAGTTATAACGTTTGGATATAAAGCATCATTTCCTTTGTGCCCGTTTAATAACAAAACAAACTCTTGCTTTGGTGTTGAGCCGTCCAATAGCACAACAGACCCCACAGCGCTTCCAGTTGCTGTCGAAGTGGCTGCGATGTAATCGTGCAATGGAGCCCCATTGTTTCCCTCAGCTGATGACGAGAGGCGCGGAATCACACCTGATGCAGCCATTAAAATTCCACGTAAAACTGGAAGTGATGTATTTGCACCTGGAGTGATTGAATTTGCGCCCTGAAGACTTGCATCGCTGAAATATGTTGAGCCAGCTGATTCAGACATAAAACAGCCTAGAAAACAAAGTCGGCCGCCTTGACCATTGAAGTTTGCATATGGATTTGCGTTTAATTCAGAACTAGATCCGCTTGGTTGATCTTCTCCAACGACAAAGCCAGCGCCAGCAACTCGACCAGGATGTGTTGAAATATCTCGTTGCAATCCTGTTCCAACGCCTAGAACACGAATATAAGTTAATGCACCAGCATTCTTTAACCATTGATATCCAGCAAGCGGTCCAGATTTAATCCCGTCAGTTTTGCCAAATATATTAAAGAATTGCGTGTTATTTGCAACAGTAACAGGAACAAATGCTGGGCCAGCTAAAGACGTACCAATTACACCAGCAGGAACACCAACGGGTCCACCAGGTTGTCTTCCCGTTGTATCAATTTCTCGTGTTTTAACACCAGCGCCACCAAATTTTAATTGACTCATGTATATACTTTCTTATTCTAATTATAATATTCTTTTGAAATCTTATCTGTTAATCCATAATCAAGCAACACAATTCTTTGATCAGGCGTCACACCATAATGTGTTATTTCTGTAATGTCAGGTGTATACATTTTTTTGTCTAAAGCTAAGAAAAAAATATCACATAGAAATTTATTATAATTGCAAAGTTTATATGGATTTTGTTTAACAACAAACATTTTGTATAAAGCGTCTATTGGATCACCTTTATAATTAATTAATCTTGCCATTTCTTCTTCAGATTCTAAACCTCTTACTAAATCAGAAACAACCCAAAGTTTATCTTTAGAATCAAAATCAATTACGTTTGCAAAAAGATGTCTATATTTTGAATTTGATAACGCAATCTCTGAAGCATTTTGTGCAAGTCCTTTATCGTTTTTTTGCACACTTTAATACTTTTTTTGAATTTAAAAGATAAACTTTTCTTGCAGAACCTTCACCCAATATTTTTAATGTTTTGTCTAAATATTCACGCTGATCAACAACAAAATTAAAATCATTAAACTTTTCCCAAGAAAACTTTTGTTTTGTTGAAAGTTGTCTAATTTTTTCTAGGATTAAGTTTGTTATTTTATCAGCATTCATTTACATAAATCCCTGAAGCATTTTTCGTAATGGTCTTGGTATTTCCATTTCTTCAACAAGTTCTTCAATTTTATTTTTTTGCCAATCAGCAATAATTTTTGCAATTTCACGTTTGGAAAACACAGATTCAACTTCTGTAGCAAAATCAGCATCAACCATTCTGTCTAAAATAAAATCAGATTTTTCAAATAAGATATCATACATTGCGTCTTCATCTGACATATCTAATTCTGAAAAAGTTTCTTCTAATTGTTCACTCAATTTATTTTTGATTGCTTCTTTATCGTTTATTGTTGAATCTTCAATTGCTTCTCTAATCAATCTCTTTAATTGTCTAACTGTAATTTTCATTTTTAAATAAGTCCTAAAGATTATCTAATTTTTCATTTTGCCAATCACTGACAACTTGAACAATTTCATCTTCTGAAAGTGTATCAAGAATTTCAGTTACAACATAAGGATCAACGTATTTATCTAAAATAAAGTCTGATTCCTCATTTAAGAGTTCATGTGTTCTATCTTTGTTTGTAATGTCCGCATATTTAAAAGATTCTTCTAATTCAGCAATTAATTTATTTTTAAATTTTTCTTTAGTATTATTTCTTATTGAAATATTATTAATTACCGCAGAACGTTGATCAAGTTTACGAACTCTATCACCTAAATTAATTTTACCAACTGCTTCTCTAATCAATCTCTTTAATTGTCTAACTGTAATTTTCATATATTTTATCTCGTATAATACAAAGTAAATTTTTTGAATTATTTTCCGCGTAATTTATAACTTTTATTGAGATAAGCTAAATTTGCAGCTTGTAATTTCTCTGCTAATTCTGCTAAACCATCTTCTAATTCATCATCACTAAGATCAATATCAAGTTTCCAAATTGCTCGCTTTTGCCAATTACGAATCATTGTATCAATTCTGTTTTGAGAAAAAGTAGATTGTAATAAATTAATATCACCATCGTTAACACAATAATTTAAAACATAATTTGCATCTTTAGACAAAAATTTAAAAGCTTCATCAACTTCATCGTCAGTATAAAATTGTAAAACAGACAACGCATTATCTAACTGATCAAGCACTGTTTGTTTAATTTCCGCTTTATTTGTTTTTGTATCAACGCCAACTGCTTCTTGATCTTCGACTGCTTCTCTAATCAATCTCTTTAACTGTCTAACTGTAATTTTCATATTTGCCCTCGCTTAAATTAAATAAAAACAACACCTGATCTTGTAACAATAAAATCTATGACAACATATTCAATAGATCTTGTTGGAACAACTTGAACACTGCAATTTAATTTGTTTAAATCAATATCATCTTGTGAATTATTTGTTTCATCTATAACAACATTAAAATCTTCTAAACCTAACTGTGCTTTAACAAGACCCAATTTTAAATCTATATTACGTTTTAAGCTTGTTCTTGTTTCAATGTCGTTTTGTTCAAAAATAATTTGCATTGCTGCTTGAATAATTTGACGTTTAATTTCAACAAGCATTCTTCTGACGTTAATTCTATCAAGTGCAGAAGATTTTAATTGCAATGTTTTTTGACCAGTGATTGCCCACCCAACATCAGGTGACCAAGTAATTGGATTCACTCTTGAATCTGAGATATTGTCTCTATCTACGTTTGACAATCTAACAACTGCATTTGCAACATTTGGTAAAGCAGCTCTGTTATATCCTGCTGGAGCAAACCAAGGATGAGAAACTTTATCGTTATTTGCAATTGCACCGAGCACAACAACGGACGCTGGAACTTTTGCATTCTTGTTGTTATCATTTGTGATATACACATCAGGGAAATAAGCAGATGCATAACTGTTGTCAATTGCACGTGAATTAAACTGTTGCATACTTTTATCAACAGATGGTCTTAACGTTGAATTGCTGTATAATCTTGTTGCATCAGATGCATATTGTGGAATGTCCATAATGTAGAATAACGCAGCATTGGTTTTTGATTTTTGTGCAGCATAATCAACAATATAAGGTTCACGAATTCCAGGAATTGTTAAAACATTTGCATCAACTGCTGTCGGATCAACTGCAATATCAATTGCATATCTAAAAGACATAACGTTGCTATTGCTGATTCCCTCACCAGCTTGAGTCGTTGCAAAACCAGTTGGAATATAACCAGTTGATGCACCACCTTTAGCGTCAAACGAAGTTGACTGATCTGACATTAATGTTTGTTCTTGATCTAACGTATTTAAACCGTCAAAGCCACCAAACATAACAGTTGTAAATTTTACATAATTGCTGAATCTATTAAATGTTTGTGCTGGAGCAGTTGATAACAACGTACCCACAGAAACACGTTTGCCTAAAACAGTATCTGTAATTTTGTTATCTGTTAAATCAGGAATTGCATTTCTAATATAAGCAGCTTCTCTCATATGAACTTCTGCTGAAGCTGTAACATCTTGAATAGTTGAGTTATATAAAGCAATTTTGCTTAATGAAAATTTATTATTTGCAAATGAATCAGCACCTGATCCCGTAACAAGAACGTCTAACTTATCAATGCCAGCAAATCTTGTTAATGATTTAACAAATCTATTTGGCTCTGAACTTAATGAATTGTTTAGAGGATTATTATTTCTCTCAAATTTAATTCCCCACGTTAAACTTGGCACAACAGTTTCAACACTTGCTGGTTGACCTGCCCAAAGTGGTGAAGTTGGCATAGCGCCGCGTGTAATCTTATACCTGAAGGGCACAGGAGGCATCACAGACCCTGATAATGACGCCCCAATAGACGAACTAAGGTAACCAGTTAACCGAGCACTCGCAGCGACTGGTGGGCTATCTGTTAATGTATCAGTTGACTTCAGAACGTTGATTCCTCTAAATCCAAACGGCAATGATTTTTGCGGAATAACGCCACGTTCAACATCGTCACTCATGACGATTCTAACAAATTTAGAATTGTTAGGATATTTGCCTGTGATATTAATTCTACGTTCTGAAGATAAAATTGCATCAAAGTTCATTGATACTTTTCTATCACCAATCATTTTTGCAACGTATCTATCTGACGTTGGATCAAGTGAACATTTTGAAAATGATTCAACAATTTGTGGATTTAAATCTGAATCAGTAAATGTACGAATCACAACTGTGAAAGTTCCAAATGGTTGTGAAGCATCTACTGACGCTTGCAAATCTCTTATTGTTACTTTATATGCAGTATTTGCATTTTCGCCATCATCAATTGATTCAATTCTAAATAAATTATATTCAGAATTACCAAATGGCTGAGAAATAAACCAAGGTGTTGTTGGTGTTTGAAATCTTGTGTCAAAAGCACCAAATGCTTTTCTATAATTTAAACTTGCTTCAGCAGCGCCCGCAGCAATATTTGCAGATCCAGAAATTAAACCAACTGCAACAGCAGTTGCAATTTCGTCGTCGACAGCGTAATCAGTCCATAAAACATGTTGATGTGTTGAAAACTTGCTGACGTCTGTGTTTAATAACTTACCAAAATAGTTTTGTGATGTTGGATTTAAAGACGCCGTATAAATTCTCAATCCGGGAATGCCATCGGCAGTGCTGAAATTTGCACCATCAGAACTAGAAATGATTAATTTAAATGAACTTGTTAAAACATTTGCAACGTCAAAAGAGTTTGCGCCCAATAAAGTTGAAATGCTTGTATCTAAATCACCAACTAAAATACGGCTACTTGTCGTTGTAAAAATTGCTCCACGAATTAAATTTGCATAAGTCGGCGCATTTGTATATGTTGGTGATATCAACATTGGAAAACCCGTTGTACCATCAGACTGTAAATTATGCCTACCACATAAAAACTGTACGCAATTTGTGTGTCTACTTAATACGTCATCAACTGCAGTGATGCCCTCTAATTTAAATCCTGCATTTTTTACACGACCAGTTGTTAACGTAGTTGCAACTTCTGCAGCATTTGTATTTGAACCTGCACCCAATGTTCTAATCACTGTTAATGCAGTTGATTGTTTTAGATATTCTTTTGCAGCAAGCGTACAAGGACGCTTTGCATCAACATCACCAAATCTATCTGCAAAATCATCAATATTTGCAACTGTAATTGGAACAAACGCAGGACCGCGTTGAGTAGAACCAATAACACAAGCAGGCGTACCACTTGGACCCGGTTGCGTTACAATTGATAAATCTGTTTCTGTGCTATAAAAATTTGGTGCTTTAAATGTTTGTTCCAATTTTATCTCTCCACTAGCAAATAAAGTAAATTACCCAACAGCTAGTTCAAATTCAGATAATTCAAAACCATCGTATGCTGTTTCACCAACAGCGGTATTTATACTTCTAGATCTTATATACCTATCATTTATTTTAGAAATAGAAATATTTCTATTTTTTTTATATAAAGGTAGTTTTTGTCCACGTCTTAAAATAGTTCTTGCTGGATCTTGTTGAAATGTTTTACCAGTAAGTCCACTAAAATCTTCTCGTTTATCTAATCTATGATTAGACGCTTGAACTGTTCTTGGCAGATCTGGATTATCAGCACCTAAAAATGGCTCTTCAGTTAACCCAATATTGTTTTCGTTAACTTCTGGAATCTCAAATGAAATATCAGGATTTGAAAATGTTGATCTTGTTGTTTGTGTTTGACCTGGATTATTTGTTGCAATGATATACGCGGGAACTTTTAATTGCAATGTTGCTTTGATTAAGCGTTCTTCATTGCCAACAGAAGATTGATTGCCGTCTTGTTGAAAACCATCGCCTTCAATATATGCAATAAACCAATAACCCTTATTACTTATGAGTTT